ATGAAAACATATGAGCGTTTAACAAAAAATAGACAAGATTTTTTAGAAGCATTAGTAAGAGTTGTTAATAAAAGCTTTGAAGAACAAAAAGAATTTAAAGATTGGGGAAATGAGGATATTAGACCAGTGCAAAGAATTTTTATTAATGCTCCATGGGGGATGGGAAAAACTTTATTTGCTGATGCAATAAAAGAATATCTTTCTGAAAACTATGAAGAAATAAATACACTATATGTCAATTCTTGGAAGATGGATTTTTATGATGAACCTATGAAAGCACTTATTGCAGAAATGAGTGAAGATAATATTATAACCGTTGAAAGTACTGAAAAAGCTAAAAATTTTTTAAAAAATTGTGGAAAAATATTTTTTGGAAAAATATTAAAAAATTTTCTATTAAAAAGATTTAATTTAAATGATAAAGATATAGAAGAAATCAAATCTTTTTTTAATGGATTGGATACTTCAGAACTTGAAGATTATAAAAATTATAAAAAATTATTAGAAGAATTTAAAGATACACTTTCAAAGGAAGAAAGACCTAAAATAATTATAATAGATGAATTAGATAGATGTAGACCTGATTATGCTATCCAATTACTAGAAATAATAAAACATATTTTTGATGTTAAAAATATCATCTTTTTATTTTTAATTAATAGAGAGCAACTTGAAAGTATAGTGTCTACAATTTATATGAATTCTAATTTAAGTACTAAGTATTTTGAAAAATTTTATGATATAGAATTAAATTTACCAGAAGTTAATTATGAGGAGTTAAGTGAACCTGAATTTCAAGTAGTTAATTATTTTAAAGAATATAGAGTGGATAAAAATAATTTTTCAGAGAATAGGGATTTAGTAATACAAAAAATATTTTTAGATATTGCATTTGTAATAAAAAATAATTTATATTTTGAAAATAATGATATTTCTATAAGAAGCATCAAAAAATTATTAAAAAAATTTAATATTTTAAAAGATAGTTTAATTGAGAAAGAAAAAGAACAATATATTTTAATGTTATCACTTATCATACATTTTTTTATAAAAGAGTTAGATTTAAAAGCATCTAGAGATAATAGAAAAATTATGATTGTAATTTTAGAAAAATATTTAGAAAAAATAGAACCTAATAGTATTATAAAAGATATTATTCTAGAAGCATTTCAAAATAATAATATTCAAAATCAAAATATTGATATTTATGAAGTTAATTCAAGATGTTTTAATAAAAATGAAAATTATCGGGAAAATCTGTATCAAATAAGTGTTTCTGGGAAAAAATTTTATTTAAGTAATTTTAAGACACCATTATGTAAGAACTTTAACCATTTTTTATATTTGTCAGTTGACATTGAAGAAGCAACTCTTTCATTGTGGCTTGAAAAGAAATATAATTTTATAAAATAGTTATCAATTAAAAGGAGAAAATATATATGTTACCAGATTTTAGAATATTAAATCCAATAGAATTAGAAAAAGTAGAAGATTTTTTAAATAAATGTTTTTCTCACTGTAACTTGTATATTTTAAATATTTTAAAGAGAGAAAAAAAAGAGATTGATTTAAAAAATATTATTTTTGAAATACATTTAGAGAAGACTAATGCAACTGAAAAAGATAACATAGGAAAAGTTAATTTCTCTTTGAATTTTTTTAGAAGAATAGAAGCATACTACACTCATTTATTTGATGAAAAAAATGAAAAATTTTATAAAATGATTAGCCACCAAGAAAATTATGAGAAGAGTAAAGCAAATATTTTTATGAATTTTATGATTGAAATATCGTGTAAATTTTTAATTTTTCATGAATTAGGACATATATATAATGGACATCTTTTATTTTTAGAAAATGAACAATATACTGATGAAGATTTAAAAATATTAGAATGGAATGCAGATGATTTTGCAACAACAAAAATTTTAGAACTACGTGCTCATCCTAATACTGTTATTTTCATAAACGATTTAGTTAAAGAAAGTATTATTTTATCATTAGAGCATTTAGGGGTAATAATTTTTAAAGCAATAGCTATTGTTCTTAGCCTATCTGATATTGGGTATAAAGAAAGAAAAGAAGAGAAAAAACATATTCCAAGAAGACTTAGGCTTCCTATAGTAATAATAAATCTTATAAAAATTTTTGATTATCTAAATTATGCAAAAAATAAATTTTGTAGCTATAAATTATCTGATATTGAGGATGATATAATAAAAACATGTTTTCATGAAGAAATACCCATTAATAATTTTTTAAATAATTGCTTTAATTCTAAAAAATGGAACCAAGAGAATAACTTAGAAGAACTTAATTTAGAAAATATAAAAAAAGTTTTAAAAATTGAAGAAAAATATAAAAAAGAAATTGAGAAAAAATTAAAAAGGTATACTAGAATGGATGCAAAATTAGAAATTATATATTAATATTCAGGAGATATCATTTATAGAAGTACAATTTTTCTAGTAGCTTATTATAAATAATTTGCATAATAAAAGTTATGATGATATGAAAAGAGCAATTAATCAGATATAATAATAAAAGAAATCCTAGTAACAAAAATAAGTTATTAGGATTTTTTATTATCTAAAACAACTGTCAACAAAATGTTAACAAAAAAAGTATAAGAATACAAAAAAGCCCTCAACTTTTTTTAAGTTCGGGCTTTTTTGTAGAAATTAAACTATAATTAGATTTTGATTTTTTAACTACTCAATATACCATTAATTCAAAAATTAAGTGTAGGATAAATTGACTTAACTTGAATTAGGTGGTATCAAAATGGTAACAAAGTAAAATAAAATAACGAATGTTAGATAACATTAAATTATTTTATTTCATCCACTGCCTCTTTCAATTTTTGGATATTCTTATGTACATAAACATCAGAAGTAATTTTATAGCTAGAATGTCCTATCATTTTTATAATTGCATCCTTATCTGCAACATTATCTGATAGAAGGGTTGCAAATGTATGCCTAGTATCATGTAAACTATGATAAGATAAGCCTAAATCTCTAAACAGAATTCTAAAATGATTATCAAAAGAATCATAATCATACTCTAAACCATCATATCTTTGCCATAAAAACTTATCCTTGCTAAAATATCTACCTCTAAAAAGTTCAATGATTTTATCTGCAATAGGTACTTTTCTAACTCCTGCTTTGCTCTTAGACTTTTCTACTTCAAAATAATAATCTTTTAGAAATATATCTTTTCTTTTAACTCTTAATAGTTCACTAATTCTCAAGCCTGTATAACATAAGATTAAGACCATATCTATTATTCTATATTTATCAGTTTCATGATTATTTAAGTTATCCCATAATATTTGAAGTTCTTCATAAGTAATAACTCTTTCTCTATCGCTTGTCTTTTTACCTTTTTCAACAGTCTTAGTCTTTAAATACTTAGCATAATTTTTGCTACACATGTCATTTAATATTGCAAAATCAAATATCATACTCCAGAAACTTTTTAAAACTCTTAAAGTGCTGTTAGTCAGATTTAAACTATAAAAAATATCTTGAAGTAAAATACCATTTATTTTATTTATTTCCATTTTATGCAACTTTTTACTTCTTTTAAATTGTGTTTCATAGTTGGTTAAAGTTCCATCATTCACATCTTTATTTTTTAACCATAAATTATAGACTTGTTCAAATGTAATACCTTTTTCTTTCTTTTTATGTATTTTTATATCAGTCTTTTCAAGCATATCAAGGTTATTTGTAAAATATGCTATTCTGTAGGTTTCTGCCTCTTTTTTAGTTTCAAATACTCCAAGAGGTAATCTTTCATATTTTCCAGTTTTTTCATTAAATTTTTTGTTGTCTCTTAATAACCAGGGTTTTCTTCTTTTTCCTGAAAGTTTTGAAACAGTTCCCATTCCATTTGCTGCTCTCATAAAAAAAAACACACTCCTTTATTTGCATAATAAAAATAAGTGTGATATAATTTTAATATCTGAATTACAAAGAGTATCACACTCTTAAAGCCTTTTAGTTGTTGGTAGCAACTAAGGGGCTTTTTTTTGTTTATTTATATCCTTTTTTACAAGGTGTATATCCCCTAGCTTCTGCCTCTGCTCTTTCAATAGGAATTATCTTTTTAGCTCTAGCTAAACCAGGACAATTTTTGCTTGGATGATACTTTTTACCTGTTGGTGTAATATAAACTATTTCTGCTAAAATTCCAACTGATAAAATTAAAAATAAAATTGCAATAAGTTTTTTCATAAATAATACTCCCCTTTTTTTATTTTATTAATTATTTTGTTTCAAGTTGCACTTCTTCACCAGTACCTACTGAAAATCCACCTTTTTCTGTCCAAAATTCATTTCCATTAGGTGTTTTTCTAAAAGTACCAACAACTATATCTTTATCAGTAATTATTCCTTCTAGCATTATGCCTCTTTCAAAATCTTGATAAAGAGTATTTTCATGTACTTTAGAAGGATCCTTAGAATTTACAAATGTAACATAAGTTAATCTTCTTTCAGTCCACGCTTTTGTTCTAGCATACTTAATTAATTCATCATTATCTTCTGTATCAGTATAAACTATAAAACTTCTATTTTTATCAGAATCTTTATTATAACCTATTTCTTCAAATGTTATTTCTTTTTTTACTTCTTTTTTTGAACTTTCCTGTTCAGGTGGATTATTTGACGATTCGTTTCCACATCCTACAAATATCCCAGCAATAATAACTGCTACAATTCCAATTAAAATTTTCTTTTTCATAAACCCCATCTCCTTTAAAAAAATTTTTATATTTTATTTGGTAAATACAACCAAATATCTTCCCCAAATAAGCTCATATACTCAAATTGATTATAAACATTATTAATTTTTTCATTAATTGAATTTTTAAATAATGTAATTAATTTATCATTATCTTTGACTAAATAATATTTCCAATTAAAGTTGAAATGGTTTGAACAGTATTCAGAAACTTCTTTACTCATATTAAAAAAATATCTAAATAAATCAAGTAATTTTAAATTGTTATTATTAATTTCAATATACATATATAAAGCCAAAGGTAAAGGTGAGCTACAGTGCCTTGCAAAACAATTAGCCTCTTTTTCCTTTATTTCGTTATACCTTTCACCATCACAAAATATATAAATAACTATATTCTTCTTTCAAATGTTCTAAAAAGTAATGTCCTAATTCGTGAAAAATAGTCCATCTAATTATATATATTGAATCTTCTTCATTGTAACAAAGTATATATTTCTTTTTACCTTTCTTTTTTAAGAAACCTCTATCACTTTCAAATTGACATCTTATTTCTTCTATTGACATACTGGGATGCTTTTTTTGAAGTTCCTTAGCAAATTCTGTATAAGTTTTTAATTCTATGTTATTTATCTTTTTTATAATCCTAAAAGGATCTATTGGTAAAACCCCATCACTATATTTTAATAAGACTTCATAAGCCTTTTTTTGTGCATAATTATATTGAATATGAGAATTTGTTCTAATCAATTTAATCACCTTGATTTAATTAATCTTCTTCATCTTCAACATTTTCATCAAAGTAACTATCTATTAAAGCCTCAACTATTCTTCTTTTGGCTTCATCAAGTTTACTATATTTATCAAAAACTTTTTTATCTCTTGCAGCAGTTTTAACTTTATAATTAGTTTCTTCATTTTCCATAGGAACATCAAACCCCATTAACCAAGCAGGGCTAACATCAAGTGCCTTAGCTAAAGAGTAAAGAGCATTTTGTCTTGGAGAAATTTTATTTGACATATATTGACTTAATGCAGATTTTTTAATTCCACTCTTTTCAGCTAAGTCAACAGGTTTCATATTTCTTAAATCTAAAGCTTTCTTTATTCTATCTGCACAATTCTCTTTCATATTTTTAAATGCTCCTTTCAATATTTTTATAAATTGATTATATAATAAAGTTTAATAAAAATCAACTATTTTTAAATAAAGTTAAAAAAAAGTAAACTTTTTTGTTGACAAAAATATTTTGCTATGTTATATTGTGTTTAGTAAAAATAAACTAAAAATTAAAAAAGGTAGGTGAATCTATGTTTGATTATAGTAAACTAGAAGGAAAAATAACTGAAGTTTATAGGACACAGTATAAATTTGCAGAAGTTTTAGGGATATCAAAAGCTAGTATTTCTGCAAAACTAAATAATAAAACAGATTTTACTCAAAAAGAAATTTGTGATTCTCTTCGGTTATTAAAGATTCCAGAAAGTGAGGTATATTCATATTTTTTTAAAATAAAAGTTTAGTTTTAATAAACTTAAAAAAGGAGCTGATATATGGAAAATACAAAAAAAATAAAGGAGGAATATGGAGAGAGAAGAAAAAATTGAAATAGTAAGAAGTTCAAAAATAAGAATGGAGAAATTAAAAAAAATATCTGGATATTTAAGAGATGAAATTGAAATAAAATATCCAGAACTAATAAAAGAAGATGTTGAAACTTTAATATCATTATTGAAATTAGAATTAGATATGGCTTTCAAATTATAAGCCAGGTATCCATTCTTTAGCTTCTTTTAGAAATTTATAAGCTTTTTTCATAGAAGAGTTATTTTCTAAAAAATCTAAACCATCTAGCGTAAGGCGAGGATTGCCAATTAAAATAATTGGGTTCCCATTTATAGAGTGTTTAACTACGAGACCTTTTATATAATTTTTATCTACTAATTCTTCTATAAAAAGTTCTAAACGATGCTTGGAAATTTTAAGCTTTTTTAAATCAAGTGTAGTTTCATAATTAAAATCTTGGTTTTCAAAAGCTACATCAATTGCTTTTAAAATTTGGAAAATAGTAGTTTCCAATGACACAATAATCACCTCCTTAGAGATGATTATAGCACAAAATAAGGAGGTGGAGGATATAGAAAAATGAAATACTGGAAAAATTTAACAGATAAAGAAAAAAAGAAGTGTATGAAGAAGTTTGTAAATCTGAATTATACCAAGATGTTTTAAATGAAGTAGGTAGTGGATGGTGTACTGAATTTTCAGAAACTTTTATGATGTATAAAAATGCAGAAACAGAAAATGGTGAACTTATAACTGTTGAAAGATTTAAGGAAATTATACTAGATAAATTAAGAATGTATCTATAAGGGGGGAACAAATGAGGATACACAAAAGGATAATAGTAAATCAAGAAGAGATGGAAAAAGATTTATTCTATAGAATTCTAGTAGAAGGGGCTAAGTATCTTATAGAACAATACAATTTCTACAAATCAAAAGAAATTGAATTTGAATTTAATTGGCATCAAGGTATAAGTAGAGGTGGAGGATATGAACATGGTAGTGATTTAGAACTCATGGACAATTTTGAAGATTAGAGGAGGTTCAAAATGAATTGTAAAATATTTCAAAAATGGGTAAATGTTATAGTTTTTCCTAAAGATATAAAGTTAATAGATGCTATTGAAGTTATCAAAAAATACATAAAAATGGAGGCTAGAAATGGAAATAAAAGAAAATAAAAAATTTGCAAAAGTAAATATGAGAGATGTAATTAAACAT